GGCTGCCCATAGCCTGGCTGGCTGCCCTTCGCGGTCGGCTGCCGCGAGGCGATCGTGTCTGGATGCTCTCCCTTGTTTCCCGGCAGCGGCTCGTGGCCGTTCGCCTTGGCGCGTGCGGCCGCCGCAGCGACGTTGGCTTTGGTCTTGGCCTCGACCTTGTCGACGTCGATCACGGCGGTGCTGCCGTCGCCGGCGTCGCCGCCGCCGTCGGTCCAGCGGCCCATCTCGTCGCGCGGCTCGCTCGGATCGAAGCGTGTCAGCGTCTGCGATAGGCCAGCCAGGTCCCTGCGATCGTTTCGATCGGCCAGCTCTGCGCGCGCAAATGATCCAGCACTTGCGACACCTCGACCGAGCCATTGTTCGCGTCGTGCCAAATGATGATCCCCTGCGGCCGGACGATCGCTGCCGCCAGCTGGCTGTCGTGCAGAACTGCCGCTTCGCTGTGATCGCCGTCGATGAAGACAGCGTCGAAGTCCGGCAGCTCCTCGGCGGTGAGATCGAGCGACCCGCGCTCGCGGATGATCAGCTCGAAACGCCCATCGGTTTCGGCGAGAAAGCCGGGCCGCGCGACCATCTCGCGGCGCTGATGCGCCAGCGTCGGCTGATAGGACATCGGCACGTCGACGCCGATGTAGCGACGCAGCGATCTGACATTCGTCAACAGGACACGCGCCGTTCTGCCGTCGCGACAGCCGATCTCGAGCATGTCCTTGGCATCGACGCTGCGCACGAGGTCGACGATGATCTCCATCTCGCCGGGCTGCAGATATTCGTGATGCAGGCCCAGCCAGTCGATCATATTTGCGCCAGTGCGCTCGCCCAGTCGCCCGCGCTGGTCTGCTTGCAGAACCGGATGTTGCTGTACCAAGGTGCCAGCCAGCGCCAGGAGTGCCAGTAGCTCATGAGACCAACAACATTTCGATGCCCGATGGCGCCGGCCAGATGCAGCGCCGCGGTGTCGATCGAGATGATCTGATCCATCGCCAGCATGGCGGCGGCGCAGTCGGTGAAATCGCCGAATGCGTAGCAGGCCACGCCGAGCGCCTGCGCCTCCTCGACGCCTTGCTGCTGCATGCTGTGCAGTTTGGCGTCGCCCGGCAGCGCCGCGACCAGCTGCTCGAGCGCAATGCCGCGCGGAAAATCGTCGGCCGATTGCGCGCCTGGGGTCCAGGCGAGGCCGATATGCCGGCCTGGCCCGAGCAGCTCGCGCCAGTCGGTGACCGCCTCGAGCTCCACCCGCAGCGGTCGCGGATGCTCGACCATCTCGAGCAGGCCGACCAGATGCAGCAACGGGCAGAAGTAATCGCAAGCGACCAGCTCGGTCGTCACCGGCGCGAACTGCGCGCCGAAGCCGAGCAGCTCATGCGGCAGCTGCAGGAACACCTCGGCGCCGCGCGCCTTGATGAGCGGCACATAGCGCAAGCTCATGATCGTGTCGCCGAAACCATGCGCGTGCAGGAGCAGGATGGTCTTGCCGGCCAGGTCCTCACCGCGCCACGGCTTGAGGCCGGCCGCGAGCGCCAGCGCGACCGGTGGTCGGACCAGCGGCGGCTCTTCCTCGCATTGACGATATTCGGCAAAGCCTTCGTGCCAGCGCCCCAGCGCCAGCAGGATCATCGCCCGATTGAAGCGCGCGAACAGCGTCGGCGCGAGCGCCAGCGTCGTCTCGATCTCGCGCAGCGCCTCGAGCGGGCGATTGTTGCGCGCGTACTGCAAGGCGCGATCGTGATGCGCAGTGTATTCGTCGATGCGCAGCTCGCCGCGCTCGATCTTGCGGCGCGCGATAGCAGTGCCGCCGCGCATGATCACCAGGTCTTCGGGCACGCCATTGCTGGCGCGCACGTCGAGCAGCTCGCCGCGCCTGGTGAGGCCGCGCCAGCCGCACGGCGTCAGCTCGGCGGCAATCACCGGGTTGTCGTCGTATGGCAAATCGTCGCCATAGGCGGCGAGCTTGGCGCGCGCCAGGCTATCGGCGAGCTTCTTCTCGCGATTCTCCAGCGCTTCCTCGAGCAAATTCACTTTCGGACTCCCCAGCGCCCGCAGCGCGGACAATGGCTCAGCACGTCGACCCTGCCGTCGGGGCGACAGCCGAACAACAAGCAAATAAGGCGACGGATCATTTCCAGGTCGGCGTCGTCCAGGCGACGGCGTTCGTATCGCGCAATGCCCAGCTGACCGGCCAACGCATTTTCACGGCGATGCTCTCGGTCTGCCACAAGCTCTTGACCGGCGATGCCGCTGTGCCGCCGCTGACGATGTCGAGCGGCGTTGCGCCCTCCACGTGCAGCTCGCCGGCGTTCGCCGTTTCAATTTCGGGATCGGGGCTGAGCGCTGTCACCAGCGCGCGCGGCGCGACGCACATCAGATCATTGCCCATGGCGTTGCTGGCGAGCACCGAGACGTTGCCAGGCTGCAGCACGAAGCGCATCACCATGCCGGCGATGCGGCCAGGCGAGGCGATGAGCAGAAACGGGCCGTTGCCGGCGACCGCCGACGCTGCAGTGATCAGCGTTGCGCAGTCCTCATAGAACGCCTCGAGCGCATCGCTGGCCGCGCTCGCTGTCGTCGCCGCGATGCCGTTGCGCAAGCCTGCGGGCGCTGCCGCGGTCGCCGCCGCGCTGCCGAAGAGCGCCACGTCGAGCGCCGCCGCAGCCGAGCGCACCAGCACGTCGCTGACGAGCGCCTCGGCGTTGCTCGACTCGACCATCTCGCGGGTCAAGACGCTGATCGCCGCGAGCTTGAACGGGGTGAGCTGCACCGCGGCCGAGGCGAGCTGCTTGACCGGGATCGGCGCACCCTCGGCGACGAAGCCGGCATTGCCCGCGCCCGCGACGAAGCCGGGCGCGCTGATGATGGCGTTGCGATCGAAGTTGAGCACCAGCGACTGCAGCAGCAGCTGCGCGCCGGCGGCCGCCGGGCCCATGCCCTCGAGCGCATCGATGATCACCTTGTGGCCGAGATCGGGCGCCCATGGCGACGTCGTCAGCGTTGCCGGCGCCGAGGCAGCGCGGATGAAGATTTGCAACGCGCCGTCGGACGGCCAGAGCCTGGCTGCGGCCTCGAGCGGCGTCTCGCGGGTAATGCGCGCCACCGTGCGCGCGGTGAGATTGCGCCAGAACAGATTGCCGGGCGGCAGCGCCGGCAGCTCGCGCGCGGCGTTCTTGCGGAAGCTCGGCTCGGCCGGCCAGTGTGTGTTCATTGTTTGCTCCAACTATCGGCGGGCTGGCGGGATCGGCTGCGGATCGCCGACGACACTGATGGTTCCCGCCACGGCTTCGCCGGCGACGAGCGTGATGTCGAGCGTGGTGATGATCTGGCGTATCCCGGCGCCGAGATCGGCGTCGGCTGTGGCGACGACCTGGGCCGAGCTGAGCGCGCCCTGCGGCGTCACAGTCGCTTGCGTCGAATCGTTGGGATCGACCGTCACAGCCAGCGCGGCCGGATTGCTCGAGGCCCACGATACCGAGCCATCGATCACCGCCGGGTTGCCGTGGCTGTCGACGTAGGCAATCTGCACCTCGATGAACTTGTCGATGGGAAGCGTGTAGGCCATCTTGTTGCCTCTCGCTGTTGCGGTGAAACCTTCGTAGCGGACCGTGACCTTCGCGTAGACGCGGTGGCAGAGCTGCTCGAGCAGTAGCCAAAGACAACAACCATCTTCGGCATTCGACACTCGAGATCACTGCTCCAATTTTTGTTTGACCGTGTTGCAGTCCTCGATGACCGCAATGAATTTTCCGTCGACGGTCTGGATCAAGCATTTGATGTTGCCGGCGAGGAGCGCGCGCGGGGCGCGGAAACCGACCACCTCGATCGGGCTGACGTAGATCGATTGATTGCCCGGCCCGTGCAGCTCGACCAGGTGCAGCGGCGCCGTCATGCGATCAGCGTGTCGATGTCGATCGGCTTCTGCACGCGGTCGCGCGCGCGCAGCCCCATCAGCATCGCCATCGCCACCGCCCCATCGATGCGGAAGCGCGCCTTGCTCTTGTCGAGCTTCCTGAAACCGGACGGGTCCATCACTGCCACCGCATTGGCGACGTTCCAGTTGAGCACTGGATTATTCGGGTGCTTGAGCTTCTTTTCGTCGAGCGCCTTCATCAGCGCATCGACCGCCGGGCCCATGTCACGGAATCCTTGGCCCCATGGCACCAGGCGCAACCCATCGCCCTTCGGCCGCTTGATGTCGCCTTCGCTCTTGTCCTCGTGCGCCTGCAGGCCGATGCGATCAAACTCGCGCAGCAGGTTCTGCATGCGCCAGCGATCAAAGGCGATGCCGCGGATGCGATAGCGGATCGCCAGGCCAGCGATGAAGCGCGCCAGCACCTCGTGATCGATCGCCTTGCCCGGCGTCGTCAACAAATGGCCGGCGTGCACCCATTCCTCGTAGCGATGCGTGCCGGAGCCGAAATCGCGCTTCGAATGCTCGGCGAGCAGCTCGAGCGGCTTCCAGAAATAGGGCACGACGCGACACGGGTCCGCGGCCGAGCCGGCCACCAGCACGGTCAGATCATCAACCGAGGACAGATCGAGCGCCCCATAAATCTCCTCGCCGTCGACCAGGTTGGCATTGCCGCTGCATTCCATCCACAAGGCGCGCGAGATCAGTGGCGACGCGGGCGAGACGCGTTGATTGAGCAGCAGGTTGCGAGTCTTGGGCTCCTCCGCGGGCAATCGGACGGCCTTGGCCATCGCCGTCGCCAGGTCCTCGAGATCGCGAAAATCGTTGAGCGCCGGATTCGCCTTCGCCCATTGCTCGCGATCAAGCAAATCGCAGTCCTCGTCGGCGGCGTAGAGATGGCAGACGATCGATGGATCGACATTCGACAGACCGTCATCAATCAATTTCGAGAGGATGTGCTCGGGATCATTGCTCTGCGTCGAGATGGTGATGAACAACGGCTCGAGCGCTGCACCAAAGCTTGTATCCAGGACGTCGTAGAGATCGCGGCTCTTCGCTTGCGCCAGCTCGTCGTAGATCACCAGCGTCGGCAGATAGCCGTGCTTGGTTCCGGCCTCGGCCGAGACCGCGCGATAGATCGAGCCGGTCACGCGCGCGACCATGGTCTTGGTCGACAAGACGATCTCGATCTGGTTGCGCAGCTCCGGCTCGAGCAGAACGATCTGCCGGGCGAACTTGAACACGATGGCCGCCTGGTCGCGATCATTGGCGGCCGAATAAATCTCACCGTTGGTGCGCGCCTCGGGCCCGACCAGGTGCACCAGCGCAATGGCGGCGATCAGCGCCGTCTTGCCGTTCTTGCGCGCCACCGAGAGGATCGCGCGCCGGACGACACGGCGGCCGTCGCGATGCGGCTCGTAGATGTCGCGGATGAAGCGCTTCTGCCATGGTCTAAGCTTGAATGGCCTGCCCGCCCCGGTGCCGCTCGGGATCGTCAGCTTTTCGATGAAGGCAATGACACGTCTGGCGCGGCGTTTGCCGTCAGGAGTCCGCTGAACGCGCCCGAGATCAACGAGCAAGCAAACCTTCAAATTTGCTCGGCGGCTTGGCGACGTCCACGCCCGCAAGCCGCGTGCGCGAGCATGGCGTCAGACCAAACTCGCCGGCATATTGGCGCATCTCGCGCGAGGCTTTGTCGGCGACATTCAACCAAACAGTCGGATGGTCGCAGCCCTGCTTGAGCAGCTCCTCGGCCTCATACCAGCGCCCGAAGGTCTGGCAGTAGCCGGTGAACATCGCGATGTCGGCGACCGTCAGCAGGCCGAGGCGCATCAGCTCCGGCGCCAGGCGGCGCCATTCGCGCTCGGCAGCGACGCCAAGAATCGCCGGCGGCTCCGGGACCTGTTCGAATTGCGTTGGCGCGGGCTCGCCCACCGGGAGCGGCCGCTTGGCGGGATTGCCGCGCATCACGCGCAGCATGGTCGGTGTCGGTGCGGTCATGTGTGCCTCGGATTCCATCTGATCTTGGCGAACGCCTCGCTCGCGCGCCGCGTCAGAGTTTCCATCATTTCGGAGCGCAGGATCGGACGCGTCGACCAGCGCCGATACAGGCGATACGGCCTGAGCTTGCCCTTGTAGCGATAGCGCGGCGCATGCGGCTTCGCGAGAATGCGCTCGACGCGCGCGTGCTGCGTCTGCGCATAGGCCGAGCGCTGCATCTCAAAGCGCGAGTGCGGCCGGATGATCGTTGTCGCCTTGCCCTTGGCGCGCGAGCGCATCGTGAATGGGCGATGGCGATGCATGTCCTCGGTCTGCCATTCCGACAAGACCTGGCCGACATCGACGCGCTTGAAGTGATCGATTTGTTGGACCATGGCGTCGACAGTTTCTTGCGCCGCCTTGGTGTCGAGCTGGAGCTGCAGCATCCTCGCTCATCCTTCCCGCGTCCGCGCTCGAGCGCCAGCTCACCAGCTCGAGATCGAGCCCCACGTGCCCGCGACCGGCGCGCATGTTCCCCACAAAACGGATTTGCCGCTTTCGTGCATGCGCGCCGGCCCGGGATCGTAAATCACTGGCAAACGCGCACCGGGCCGACGTAGTGGCAGCGTCGCCGCTCGCGCTCGCGTTCCCTCTCGCGCTGGGCGCGCCGGTAGTCCTCGCGTTCACGCTGGCGCTCGCGATAAACGTCGCCCCGCTCGCGCGGCTCGCCCTGAACGCCAGGCGGCGAGATCGTGATCTCCTGCGCCTTGGCGGGCGAGACGAGTAGCAGCGCCAGGACCAAAGCCGGCGCGATCCTGGCAATGCCGCCGATCAGCTCCGAAGCGATCCAGAGGGCGAGCGCCATCCAGCCCAGATGCCAGACGCCGACGGCCTGGATGCGCGTCGCGATGCACGCGACCACGAAGGCAAAGACGAGCAGGATCAGACCGACGTTGTGCATGGCCTCCTCCACAGGTTGAAAAGCATGCTTTTGCAACGATTTGGACCGCGGATTTTCGCGCGCGAGGGCGGCGCGCCGCGGCCTTAAGACGCTGATTTGATTAGAGAATCCCCCCCTAGCCCTCTTTTTGGGGTTCTCCGGTACTACAGTATCGATCTGGCGCGGGTGAGGTAGCGGAGCCCCCCCTCTATGGCCGCGCGCGTCGCCAATGCGTTTTGGTCGGTGACCCTGTGGCCATCTCTGCGTGATTGGATGGGTGTCGCGAATCTGCGCGATTGGCTGGGTGGCGCGGATCAACCGGCCATCCGTAACGGTCGACCGTCTGGTCGTCGTAGCCGTGCAGGTCAAACCATCGCTTGCTCGAGTTGTGGCACTGATCGCACAGCGATTGCAGATCACCCAGCAAGAACGCGTTCCAGTCGCCGCGGTGGGGTTTGGTATGGTCGGCGACGGTGGCGCGCGCAACCACCCCACGCGCTAAGCATTCCGCGCACAGCGGGAATTGTTTGAGCTGCAGCCGGCGTCGACGTCGCCAGCGCTCGAGCTGATACCATGTGCGCCACGGGCGCAGTTCCGGATTACGAACGATCGGTGACATGGCAAAAAAAGGTGGAGCGCCGGCAAGCCGGGGATCGGGAGGGGGGGTTGCTCAGCCGGCGCTCCGTTTCCGGCTGCGGCCCTCGAAGGCATTTGCCGGAACTACGAATCAGTGCGTCCCGCAGGCGCACATCTCCTGTTTTTCAGGAAATGACGCCAAAAAATCTTTTCGCCTTCGAGGGATAGCGTTCCAATAAACGATTCCGGGAAACCTTGTCAACGGCCACTGCGCAAGCAGTAGCTGCCCGACGACGGCCATCCCCAAGGACATGTGCCATTTGGTGGTTTCGGTATGGCATCGGATGCGCCACGTTGGGGCACGTAAAATGATCCACTGCTAAAGTAGCCGAACGGGGGCGACCCTCCTGCAGGCGGCCGCGGCAATGGCAGCGGATCGGCGATGGCTGAGCTGGCAGCCAGGATCAGGGTGATAGCGCTTAGGGGAAAAATTCGGCTCATGATCACGTAAATTGCAGATCAGCTGGCCGCACGTCAACAGCGACCATCCGGCCAAGCAGCGCCAGGAGGACCCGCTCGCGGTCCTTGCCTGACGCGCCTTCGTAGATGCCAACATGGTCCGCGAAGCTGCCGCGCAGGATGCGCACGTGCTTTCCAGGTTTGGGCTTTGGCAGCCGCACGAAGCCGGCGGGATTTTCTCGAGCCCGCAGCTCGTCGATGATGTCATCGGTCACGCGCGCTGGATGGTCGCAGCAGGTCAAGACGCGCAGGATGCCGACGGTCGCATTGATCGCGTGCCAGCGATCGATGATGCGAACAAACAAATAGCAAGGGAACAGCGGCTCGATCTTTTTCTTCCGATTTTTGATGCGCGGCAAATAGACCTCAAAACCAACGCGCGCGAGATGATCAGCAGCAACGCATTCGCGCTGGGATTCGGTTTGCGCGACAGTCCAGTAGCTCATCTCCATTTGCTGCGTCCCTGGTTTGCGGCTCGATTGATCGGGCTGCCACCTAATCTCCCGCTTGGTGATCGAATATTATATTTTGCCGCTTGTTGCTCCGCCCTGATTTGTTTCCTTTCCCTTTCTTTCCGACGCAGCAGCTTGATCTCGATGACTTTCTGCAAGGCTGCAAGCTCGCGGCTCGTGAACACGTTCCTCTGCAAATCCCAAAGGATGTCAGTGTACTTGCTCACTTGCGCCATTCCTTCGGCTTGTTGATGCTCTCAAGATGCGTGGGTGATGTCAGGACCCACGTTTTCAGATCGTCATCCCAATAGACGCGCGATTGCCATTCCGGCATGCGCACCGTGATCAGACTGCCGTCTTTCGGCGCAGTCTCGATCGGTTGCCAGGATTTCTGACTCATGGCGCTCCCTTTGCTGGTTGGCAAAACTCGGACGCAGCATGCAGGCAATCGCGTGCACTGCATCGAGATCAGCGAGCACGCGTTTGTTGTTCTGGCGTATCAAATCCCTTATGCGCCTGACGCCGTGCAAGACGCTGGTGTGGTCGCGATTGAAAATCGCACCTATCCGCGGATAGCTTTGTTTGGTCAGCTCGCGGGCGACATACATGCCGAGATGCCGCTGATAGGCAACATCCCTTTCACGCCGGGCACATATCAGCTGCTCGGTCTTGAGATTGAAGTGCAGCGTCGTGGCACGCCGGACGACGCAAGCGGAATTGACCCAATCAGGCAACGGGCATAGTGTCATCGCTGGTTTGCCTTTTCGACTTCATCGAAAAAAGCCGTCATCTCAGTCGTAACGTCCGCGCCATTACGGAAAAACTTATTCGACGGGATGACGCCATTTGTCAGCGCGCTCTGGACTGCTTCGATCTCGGCGAACAGCTTGTCCTTGGCGCTTGAAACGATCGGATGATCTGTGCCCGATTCGACGCAGGCGTATCCCGCTCCCTGATCAATCAGCACAACCCAGCTGAAATCGTTGTCGATCTTGTCGCGGATCAGGGCGCCAAGCACGAGATCATCGTCAGTCGCAAACCATGCAAGCTCGTGATGCAGCATGCGCGAACCGCTCATCGGGATTATGTAGTCTGATTTCTTGACCTGTTTGATCATCGCTGATTGGCCTCGATCATGCGCAATGTGTTGTTGATGATCTCAAGATGCTCATCGATTTGTTTGATCGCGCTGGCGAGATAGCCGCGGCGATTGAGCAGCTCGAGCTGCTGCTGCGCGAGATCGCGACGGATGGTCTCCATCTCGTCCATGTTCATGCGCAGGACATCATCGACTGCAGGTAGCAGGTGTTGATGTTCAGCCAGCATGACTCTCGCGTGTTTGCGCTTGCTCATTTCTACAGCCTCCTTCTGCGGTTTCCTCTCCACACCTCTCCTTCCAGGAGTCAAGTTGACCCGAACACACATAATTTCGCCCTGACCACGCGCTCCTAGGGGCTGCGCTCAGGGGCGATGTTGTGTTCGGGATTTTCATATTTCATGGGCATTTCTTTAATTTGGGTCAGCTTGTTCCAAGGCTTTTGTGTCACGACCCGGGTTGCGGGTTAGTGAGGTTTCAACCTGGGTCGGGACCCGACACAGGTTCGTTCGCCTCCTGAAAGGCGAACCTGGGCTCGAGCGGATGCGCTTGGTGGTGCAGTTTGATGGCGGCCGGCCGCGCTTCTTCCTTGCCCGTTTCAGTCAGCTGCCAATGGCCGCCCCGTTCCTGGCGCACGAGCTTCGGGCCTTTGAGGTTCAGCAGCCCGACGAGAATGCGCTCGACCTTTTTATGGTTCGGATTGCCGTCGCCGTAGCGCCAGTCGCTCTGCTCGGCCCATTCGCGCAGTGTTCCATCCGGGTTTGAGAGCATGGCGGCGAGGACGCGATCTTGGTCGGTGTGCGTCTGCGCTGTTTGGCCCTCCGCTTCCTGCTGCGTCATGACGACGGCCTGGACTGTGGTCATTTGCCTACCTTTGGAATCCTTGAGCCTGGGCGCGTCCTTGATCGCCTCGAGCCTGAAGCAGATCGGTCGAAAATCTGGTCCGCGGAATTTGCCGGTCCAGTGCAGCTCGACGACGTCGTCGCCGCGACGCCAAAGTGTGAGATTGCCATCCATCTCAGCGAGGAATGCGCCGCCGCCGCGTGGCAGCAATTGCGATTGCTCGGTGGCGTGTTTGATAGGGTGACAGAGAACGAGCACACAGGGACCCCCGGGCAGCGCCGTAAGCCTGCGCAGCAGCCTGGCGTAGGCGCCCATCTGAGTGTTTGATAATTCCTCGTTGCCGAAAAAATACGCCGCGCTGGTATCGACAATAACCAGGTTGACCTCGCCATTTTGTTTGATGTCCGCTTCGATGGCTTGGATCATCTTCTCAATTTCGAAGATGCCGGCGATGAACCAAATATTGTCGCTGCTGCAGTCGCCGCCGCGTTTGTAGTCCATGCCGATGACGCGCATGCGGACGTCGTCGGGATTCTCGCCGACGATGTAGATCACACGACCTTTTTCAACGCGATGGCCGGCGAGATATGGCACTGGATCGGCGGACCCGACCATAGTGGCGATGAGCAGCGCTACAGCGGTTTTTGCGTCGCCAGTCTTGCCGGTGACCGAGTAGATGAAACGATTTTGGGTGACGCCATCGATTTGATAATGGAGAGGAACGTAGTCGTCCATGAAACCCTTCTTGGAGCGGACGTTGATTGGCCCTTTCTCTGGTTGCTTCTGATCCGGCGACCAATCGTTGAGCGGCTCGATCAGCTGGTAAAGCTGCTCCGCAGTGCCGCCGCGTTCCAACCAGTCCGACACATCGGCTTTGATCGGCATGTCCGGCCAATCGCAACGCAAATCGAGATAGCGTACGCTCCTGGCGATATTATTGAGCTGCTCAGCGACTTTGTGCGCGTGCGCCTGACCCGGCAGATCGTTATCGGGAATGATGATGACGTCGACGCCCTCGAAATGTTTATTTAGCTCTTCGCGCCATTTGCCGGCGCCCATAGCGTTGCAGGTCGCTGGAATGCCGATGCGCCAAAGATTATTGACGTCCTTCTCGCCCTCGACGATGAAGATCAGGCTTTCGTTGCTGATCGCCTCGAGCAACTCCGGCAATCTGTAGGGGACTTGCCTGATGCCTTTGACCGACCAGACCCAGCCATCATGAATTGTTCTGGGCCCATCGCCGGCGAGTGGGCGCCGGCGCTGGCGAAAATCCTTCGGCGGATCGTGCTTGGTGACCTGGAACAGAAACGCCCCGACTTCGTCGACATAATCGAAGCTATCGATGATTGGCCCGAGCTTGCGCTGCGCGTGGCTGCCGCCATTGAGTTTGGGCTCGGGCTTATAATTGGTGTTGCGCTCGAGCCAGTCGAAGCGCTCGGCGTCATGCAGCCCGGTCTGCCGCTCGATCAGATCGAGCACGCCACCGCCCTCGCCGACCTCATGATCGAAGAATGTCCCTTTCTTGAGGTCGACCGCCAGCGAGCCGCGACTGCCGTACCGCAGCTCGGTCTTCGACGACAGGGCACGATTGGGCTCGCCGAGCAAAGCGCGGGCGACGGGCTCAATGAGCGCTGCAAGGTGCGACGTCTCCGTCATGTTCACTCATCGAGCGCTCGCATGATGATCCACTTCACTGCGTCGTCGTCGTCGAGCCCGTGCGCGGTTGCCAGCCGCTCCAGGTCGTCGCAGACCTCATCGCGATCGAGGCCTGCAGCGACATAGAGCGCCGCCATATCAGCGGCGGTCATGAACGCAGTAGCTCGGGCGGTGCCATGCTCGGGCAGCGCCTCCAGGATCGAATGCCATCCGGCCATCGTTTGATCGAATTGCTCGCGCATCATATCGCGATCCTCCTATTGAACAGCGGCACCGTGCGCAGCGCCAGGCGCGGATCAATCAACGAGCAGCAATAAGACCAGGTCGCCAATGCATCGGCAGCGTTGTCGTCTTGCACATGCCAGTCGAGCTGCAGGCAACGGCGCATGGTCTCGCGCTTGGCGACGTCGCGCTTAGCCTTGCGGTCACCGATGAAATGGCTGCGCACATCGCCGACCGAATAGGTCTCGATCTTGCCGACGTCGCGCAGGCAAGCGACGGCGCGCACGATGCCATGCAGGCCGGCGAGCCGATCGCGCACCGCTTTGCTGGTCTTGCCGCGCATCGCATCGGGCGGCAGCAGCGCCTCGAGCGCCAGTAGGTCGGGCCGCGGTTGCGGCTCGAGGAACCGCGACGTCCAATCGAGCGCGCCGGCGAAGATGACGTTGTCGTTGCTGCTGGATTTGCCGAAGCGGATCGAGCCGAAGGTCGGTCGCTCGCCGACCCGCCCGAGCGCGAAGCCGGTCCGCGTGGCGATGTCGAGCGCGAGGACGAGCATCGTCAGCTCTCTCCCTTTTTTAAATAGTTGAAGACGCTTGGCGCCTTCGTCGCGTCGCCTTTGATCGGCGCGTCAAACGGCAGCTCCAGGACCCGATTGCCCAGCAGATTCGTTTTCATGTAAACGGCGCAGCCAGCCGCTTCGGCCTGGTCCCACAAGTCAACAATCCAGCGCAACGGTGGCTTGAAGCTCGGCGTCTTGCTCGACTTCGACGCGCCGCCAATAACGACCCAATTAAACAGATCGAGCCGCTCGAATTTGAGCGGCTCCAGCATCGGCTCGACGGAGAGCCAGCGGATGCCGGTCTTGATTTTCGCGAAGGCCGCCTCAGCGCTAGCGACGCGCGCCTGCAAGTCGACTGTCGTCCCCATCCAAGCATTCGGTGGGATGTCGAACTCAGCCATTCGTTTCGGAAATTTGGTTAGAAAGAGGAAATTCCATTGCGGATTGTCGCGCACTGTCCGCAGCGTCAGCTCGATCCACTCAGCGGGAACCCAGCGGCCAAAGAGATCAGCCATCGAGCAGGTGAAGACGTTCTTGAAGCGGACGTCGGTCGCCGCCTCCGCGGGCACGTTCGTGTTGCGCGGTGCATGAAACATGTAGGGACGAATCGCCGGCTCGAATTTGTGCGGATACATGTCTGGATAGCGCTGCTCGGCCATGTCACGCGCGTAGCAGTAGGGACAATCGTGGCGGCAGCCGACGACTGGATTCCATGACTGCTGCGCCCACTCAATTCCCGTCGAATCCTGCTTGGTGAATTGGACGTCGCTCGGGAAGTTGTGCAGCTGCAGCAGCTCGAGGCGCTCGGGCTCGGATAGTTTTTCCCATTCCTTGAGCGAGATGTTGTTGGAGCGGATTTTAGGCGATGCTGGTTCTTTTCTCGGCGCCGGCAACGTCGTGGTGATCTTGGCGGCGCCGCCACCGTTGACCTGGCCATGCCAGGTTGCCAGGCGCTCCTTAAATTCCCTCGGCTCAAGCCTGCCGAGCTTGCGCGCCTCATGCGCGAGGTTCTTGTCGACGCCGGCACTCTCCAAGGTCGGGTTATTTTTAACCCGATCCTTTCGCGGGCGTTTTTTCGAGCCGCCGGGAGGCTTCGCCAGTGCGCCGGCCTTGGCGGCGGCGATGATCATCTCGCCGAGCTTGCGCTTGGCGCGGATGCTGAATTCCGCGGCCTCGATCTCGGCCGCGCGGTCGCTCATAGTGCGCGCGAGCTTGCGAATGCCGTCGTACATGCCGCAGACCTCAGTCATGCGGTCGATGGTCTTCGCCTCGACCAAGGCGCGTTCCGAGGCGTGGTAGCGCGTCAGTGCGCTCATGCTGAGTTGCTCCTCTCAATGATCTCCGTGAACGGCTCCCTCCGCGCGGCGTCAGCGAGGTAGTTGCTGATGACCATCACGCGATAGCCGAAGTTCGGGCTCTGCTGGATCAAGCGCGAGCGCGCGAGATAGCGCTTGCGAAAACCGTCCAGCCACCATTGCGGATCAAGCATCGGCGCGTACAGACGGCGCGAGGTTTGCCAAGCGACATTCGGTTGGCAGGTCGCGGCAATGCGCTCGGTTGATCTCTCGTTGAAGATGACGACGAAGTCGCACGGCAATCGCGCTGCAAAGGTGCGCATGTGCTGCACGCCATGGCCCTTCGGCCCGCACGGATCGGACAGCCAGATCGCATAGCGGTGTTTGTTGTCCAGGGCGCGCGCCGCTTCGCAATTGTCGGCGATGACGGTGACGCCGAGCATGTGGCCGAAGCGGCTGTAGAGCGCCGCGCGCTTGCGCCTGTCGGTCTCGCACAAGCAGACATCGGCGTTACCGTCAGCGGCCGCCAGGTCGGTCATCAGCCGCGGTGTGGGTCGCGACAGCGGCTCACTCCCGAACAGATCACCCTGCGCCTGGGGCACGCCGAGGCCGTCGCCGGCGTTGCCATCGACCAACAATATGCGGTGGTCCGGATGCAGATAGCGATAGGCCGCCATCTGCGAGCCGACGACGCGAGCGACGAAGCCGTGCTTGATCCACGAGTTGTCGCTTTTGCCCGCGCCTTCGCGCCGGCGCGGGAATGGCACGACCTTGTCGCTCATCTCGTCCTGTACCATTCAGGGCTGGGGAACATCGGCTTCTTGGCACAGGCGTAGTTCTCCTCGATCAACCGCTTGGTGAAGATCGTCTTCAGCCGCGTGTAACACGGCGAGCGGTCGCGCTCGTTGATGTTGCGCCCCATCAGCCAGTCGATGTACTGCGGCGAGGCCGAAGCCGACATGAGGCACTTGCCGAACTGCGACAGGTTCAGCGTCATGACCTTGCCCTTCTTGTCCTGGCGCAGGACGAGCTGGCGGAACAGCCACATGCACAGAGTCAGGTTGAGGTTTGACCACAGGCGGTAGTATTCCGGATCGTTGCGCCAGGCCGCATAAGCAGCGGTCATGAACGCGCTCAGGTTCTGAATCTCGCGCTCGTCGAGCTGCTCGGCGATCTCGATCGCGTTGAGACTGGCCGAGGTCGGCGTCTCGTTGTTGGAACCGAACCAGCAGCGCAGCGCCGCCGACATGCTGACGACCGGCGAGGTCGAGGTGTTGCGGCGCACGTTG